AAGAACTATGATAAAGCTGATAGAGCTAATGGAGTAGGTAAATCTACTATTGCTGATGCAATGCATTTTGCGTTGTTCGGTAACTCTATACGAGAGCTTAAGAAGGAAAACATTGTTAATGATCAAGCCCCAGAAGCTTTATGTGAAGTAGAGCTAGACTTTGATATTCATACAGGAGATGCAGTTAATAATTACAAAATAATTAGAACTATAAATCCTACTAAGTGTTACTTTTTCGAGAACGGAGTAGATATGTCTCGTTCTGGTATACCTCAAACTACGGAGCTTATTGTAAAGACAATAGGTACTACTTCTGAAATATTTCAGAATACTGTTATTATGACCTTAAACAGTACTATACCGTTTATGGCTCAAAAGAAAGTAGAAAAGCGTAAATTTATTGAAGGTATTTTAGGTTTAGAGGTGTTTGGTAATATGCTTTTGTTAGCGCGTACCGAATTCAATGAAGTAAAAAAGAGTTTAGATATTGAAGACTCAAAACTAAATGAAACAGCTCGTTCTTTATTAGAAGCAAATAAACAGAAAGATACACATGAAGAATCTAAGAAAAAGAGATTAGCAGTACTGTTACAACGTCAAAAGAATAACGAACAAGAGCTAGTTGTAATAAAAGAAAAACTCAATAGTTTAGAGTCTGTAGATGTAGAAGCTCAAAAAGCGGTTGAAACAGAATTAAAGAACTGGAAAGACGCTAAAGTAGCTTTTAATAAGAAAGTTGATGCTATTAATAAGAGTGTTGCAGAAGCAAATGCTAACCTTAAGTTCTATACAGAACGTCTTAAGAAATTACAAAAAACAGACAGTAAGTGTCCTCACTGTGGTGGTAACCTTAACATTGAATACGAAAAAGACAAAGCTGAGTACGAAAAGTACATTTCAGATGCTAACGAAACACTAGCTAAGGAAGCCCCACGTTTAGATAAAGCTCGAGACAGTATTTTAAAGATAGAAAAGTCTATTACTGATACTCAAACTAAGTTAAACGACTTTTTAATACGTCGTAAAGATGTAGAATCTAACAATAACCGTATAAAGCAATTAAACGAGTGGTTACAATCCCTTGTTGTAGATATAGATCAACTTAATAATGATTCTAATAATTTTCAAGAAATTATCGATGGCATTACTGCAAGACAAGAGGAAATAAAAAAGAACATTACGGCTTTTCAAGAAAAACTCGATATTATTGAGTCCGCTAAGTATATTGCTTCAGAAGAAGGTGTAAAGTCGTTTATCGTAAAGAAAATACTTCAGGTTCTTAATACAAGACTAGCCTTTTATTTGCGTAAGCTTGAAAGTAATAGTATCGTTACATTTAATGAATACTTTGAAGAAACTATTACTAATGAAAGAGGTAGCGAGTGTAGCTACTTTAATTTTTCTGGAGCTGAACGTAAAGCAATTGACCTTGCAATGCTATTTACATTTCAAGATATACGTAGAGCACAAGCAGATGTTTGGATTAATTTAAGTATGTTTGACGAACTTCTCGACTCATCTTTAGACGAGAAAGGCATTGAGTTAGTACTTGATATTCTTAAAGATCGAGTAGATAATTATAATGAATCAATTTACATTATTTCACACCGCAAAGAAAGTAAAAAGTATTGTATTGGCGGGGAAATCGTTTATCTTGAAAAAAGAAACGGTATAACAACTAGAACAACCAATTATGATGTCTAATAACGGTGGAGTCTTCGGAGCCCCTCAATTACCTTTCGGTGCACCTACAATAGGTAGCCCGTTAGCAAACAGCCAACCAACACCTGTAAGCATGCCTACAGGTATACCTCAAGATATGAAACGTGCAGTAAGTTATGCTGCAGATCATCAAGGCTGCGGATTCTGGAGAATGCACTGGCCTGAAGCTATTATTAATGGTAATCAATTAGGTATTATTAATAACAATAACTTCATGATTTTGCAGGAAAACTTCTATCAAGATGTAAGAAGTGTAAGAATACAAAGACAAGTTACACCTACTCAGTTACAGTTTGTACAGTTTTTAAGAAATATATCTAATAAGACTAATAACTTTAAGATATATTACGAAATTGATGACGTTATATTTGCTGAAGACATTCCAGTTTATAACAAAGCACGTGAAGCCTTTACAGATCCTAACATTGCTAAAACCGCAATACAAATTATGCAGCTTTGTGATGGTATTACTGCCCCTACAGATTATATGTCAAAATACTACGAAGAAAGGTCTGGAGTAAGGGGCATTACATTGCCTAATTACATGCCTAAGTTCTGGATGGACCGTTTCTATGTAAAGAGTAAGATTTCGGATAATTACGAAGATAACAAACGTCGACCACGAGTAGGTTATATTGGAAGCCCTACGCATTTTAATATAGCTGGCTTGAAAGATGTAAAAGACGACTTTGGTGATATTGTTAATGTTATTAAAAAGACTCTTAAACAGTTTAAATGGGTGCTAATGGGCGGATGTCCTGCTGAACTTGCTGAACACGTCAGAAGTGGAGAAATCGAATATGTAGGTTGGACTCGCATATGGGATTACCCTTCTACATTTAATGCTTTAAACGTCAATATTGTTATTGCACCTTTGCAAAATAATAAATTTAATCTTGCTAAAGCTAATATTAAACATATTGAAGCCGGGGCTTTAGGCTTACCTTGTGTATGTCAAAACTTAGAACCTTATAAGGATGCACCGTTAAAGTTTAATACCGGTGAAGAAATGATTGAAATTATTAAGAAAGTTATGTCTGATCGTAAGCGCTATCTTACTGAATCAGATCTTGCCCGTAAAAACGCATGCAAGTATTGGTTAGAAGACCATATTAATGAGTATTGTAGTCTATATTTCTCTTGATAAGTTCGTAAATGGTCCCATAATAATGGGCTGTGTATAGAAACGTTTATTATAATCAAAGAGAAAGTAACTGCTATCTTTTTACGTGGGATGAGCAAGGTAATCGTATTGTTAAGAAACAACGACACCTTCCTTATTTCTACATAGAAACTAATTCAGATACTGTTGACGGACTTTCTATCTTTAATACAAAGTTAAAGAAGAAAGTCTTTGAAAGTAACTTTGAACGTAATAAAGCCGCTCAAGACGGAGCAATAAAAAGACTTTATCATAACATACAAGTAGAGCAGCAGTTTCTTATTGATACATATAAGAACGATTATGAGAAGCCTGAATTCTCTATAAACCCATTAAAGGTATGCTTTTTAGATATCGAAGTATATTCACCAGATGAGTTTCCTGAAGCTAAAGATGCAAAACACCCTATCAACCTTATTACCATTTATGATAATCTTTCGGAGACTTTTTACACTTGGGGTTGTAAGCCTTATACTCCTTCTCGTACGAACGTTGTTTACACTGAATGCACTAGCGAGTATGATTTGTTAGAGAAGTTTTTAGAGTTCTGGGAAAACGATTACTTTCCTGACATATTATCTGGTTGGAACACGGACTTTTTCGATTTTCCTTACCTTATTAATCGTATTAACAATATTCTTGGTGAAGAGCAATCAAAGCGTTTGTCCCCTGTAAAGAGTTTATGGTGCCGTAAAGGTATTTTCGTTAAGGGTCAAGAATTAGATCGCTGGTACATACATGGTGTATCAGCAATGGATTACCTTGAAGTATATAGAGGTTTTGCGCGTGGTTTGTTAGAGTCTTATGCTCTTAACTTTGTAGCACAACATGAACTAGGAGAAGGTAAACTAGCTATCAATGCTACCAACCTAGCCTCTCTTTCTACTAACGATTGGAATAACTTTGTTGATTATAACATACAAGACGTTGATTTGTTAGTACGAATGGAAAAGAAATTACAGTTCTTTAAAATCATTCGTATGTTAGCTTATAAAGGTTTAACGTCGTTTGAAGCTGCTTTAGGTAAAGTATCTATTGTTACCGGGTGTGTTGCTTTAGAAGCATATAAACACGGTATGATTATACCTACTTTCGTTGAAGGCCCAATTAGAGAAGAAGTACCAGGTGGATTTGTTAAAGACCCTGAAAGAGGTTTGCAGAAGTCAATTGTAAGTTATGACGCTAACTCACTATACCCTAGCACTATCATTACCCTGAATATATCCCCGGAGACAAAGGTCGGTAAGATAGTTAATAAAGATGATAATGGGGTTACAGTACGTCTAGCTTCAAATAAAAAAGACTTTAAAATGTCTAACGAGCAATTTGTACAATTTGTACAAGTAGAGAAGCTCGCTATATCCAAAGCAAATGTACTTTACACTCAAAAGAAAAGAGGTGTAGTGCCTTCTTTAATTGATAGTTTATACAAAGAGCGAATTGTAAACAAAAACCAATATGTTAGTTTAAAGAAAAAATTAAGCGACCTAACCCCTGATACAGATGAATACAAAACGTGTAAGTTTAATATGGAACGAGCTGACACCATACAGCATGTCATCAAAATTCTTCTCAACTCTATCTACGGTGTTTTTGCTAATAAGTTTAGCCCTATTTGTGATAGTGATCATGCTGGTAGCATCACTCTTACTGGTCAGTCGGTGGTTAAGCAAGCATCTGATATTATTGATCAATACGCTAAAGAAAAACTAGGCTATACTGGTAAGTCATTAACAATCTATAACGATACGGATAGTACTCACGTCACTATTCAACCGTTATTAGATATAATGAAGCTAGACATATTAACTAACAATAAAGTTAATAAAGAGGGGTTAAAGTTTATTGACGACGAATTAGGGGTATACCTTAATAAAAACATTGAACAGTGGGCTAAAGATGCTCTTAACTCTACAGACCCTCGTTACTATTTTAAGAGAGAATCTATTTGTGATGTAGGAGTATACCTAGAAAAGAAACGGTACATTATACACGTTTTAAATGATGAAGGTGCTAATGTAAACAAATTCAAGTATGTTGGCGTTGAAATTGCTCGTTCTACCACACCTAAAAAAGCTAAAGAGTTAATTAAAAAGGTTATTGAGAACAGTCTACTAATACAGGATCAAAACAAAGCAAATGCTCTTTATAGAGAAGTATACGAAAACTTTAAAAGTCTTTCTATTGACGATGTAGCTATTAGAGGTGGGTTGAGTGATATAGAAAAACACGAAGTAAGAGCGGAAGGGTTTAAAATTGCAAAAGGAACTCCTAACCACGTAAAAGGCGCTATTTGGTACAATCAATTACTCAAACACCGTAATTTGGATACAAAATATGAACGTATTACGTCTGGTGGTAAGGTAAAAAAGATATATATTGC